TTCGTGGTCAAGCAAAACAGGGCTTGCAAAACATGGAGCAAAATGGTAGAATTGGTGGAACTCCAATGACACAACAAGATGTTGCTCGTAATATGCAACAACCTATGATGGCTCCAGCACCAGTTCAAGCAGCTCAAGGTGCTATGATGCAATCTCCTATGCGTATTCAACAACAACCAGCTCCTCAAGCTATGGGTAATACTGTGCCTCAACAACAACCTGTTATGGCTAACCAAGGTGTTATGGTTCAAGGCTTTAACGAAGGCCCGATGCCTGAAGCTGCTCAATATAAATCAGGTTGGAACCCTGCAACTGCCCGTTTACAGACTCCTATGTTTCAAGGTACATCCTCACAGTTAGCTAACGTTGCTGCAGCAGCAGAGGCGGCAGAGACTGCAGAAATTACTCAGTTTAAACCTCACTACAATCAGGCAGGAGAAAGTGTACAAATTAAATACGTAGGTACTACTCCCGACAATATGACTGTAGCCCCTGGACAGGACGACATACTTTCTAAGTATCCACTTACTGAAGAAGAGTACAAAGCTTACAGATCACAAATGAAGAGTTCTGATAATGACGGTGATGGTGGGGATACTACACATACTGGTTCTGATACTTCTTGGATGGATGGTATTGATTTTGGTGATGAGGCCTCTGTTAAAGAGTGGGTAGAGTCTGATGATGGTTTAGGTATGTCTTCAGCAGCAAGAAATCTTGCTGGTATGGGAGGTATTCTTGGAGCAATACCTCAAGCAGTACAAGCTCAAGATATTGCTAAGGTCAGAGGTATTCGTAGTTATTATGAAAGCATAAATGACAAAGAGATGGTTGATTACCTAGATGGTAAACTCGAAGAGGCTATGAAAGAAACTGGCCTAATTACATCTGCTTTTGATAAGTTAGGTCTTTTAACTGGTGATAATTATCTAGAGCAAATAAAATCATTTGCACCTACTAGCTTAGATTTACAAAAAACATTTACTCCAGAGCAACGTAGAGAATTTACAGATATTTCTGAAGATATGGTTAAAGACGAAGGTGGAGCTTCTGTCTATAAACCTGGGGGTATTGATGTTGCAATGATTGATACAAGTGATGATGGTCCATCACTAAGTGCTGAAGAAAAAAAGGCTATTAATAAGTCAAAAGCTAGATCTGCAGCAACTAAAGCAGCAGTGGAAGAAGCTTTTGAATCTGGTGCTTCGACAGACGATATTGCAGGTCTTCAAGCAGCTGTTGAACAAGCAGGTGGTACTTGGGCTACAGGTGGACGTGCAGAAGGTGGTTTAATGACCAAAGGAAAACCACCAAAAAAGAAAACGAGAAAGTATAATAAAGGCGGACTCGCAGGTAAGAAAAAATAAGGCTACCCAGCTACGGCTGGCCCCAACATAAGGAGAATATAATGCCTGAACTAGCAGAAGTAGAAACACCAAAGACAGCAGGATTTGTTGATCGAGGTTATAACTACGAAAAGAAACGTTTAAAACTGGAAGAAGAAGAAAAGGAGATTGCAAGACTTGAAGCTGCTCAACGAGGAGAATCTACCGAAGAAGATGAATCCCAAGAAGAAGAAGCCAAAGCGCAAGAGGCCGATTCAGAAGTTGAAGAAGGAACGTTATCTCCAGAAGAAAGAAGTTTCAAAAAACGTTATGGTGATCTAAGACGCCACATGCAAGAAAAAGAAAAGGAGTGGAACGAAAAGTTCGAAGCCTTTGAAAAACGCATGGTAAAAGAATCTATTGTCCCTCCAAAGTCTGATGAAGATATTGAAGAGTGGGCAAAGCAATATCCTGATGTAGCAGGTATCGTAGAAACTATCGCTGCTAAAAAAGCTCAAGAAATGTTTAGCAAAGCAGATGCTAGACTACAAGAGCTAGACAAGGCACAGACAGAAGCAGAACGAGTTAAAGCAGAAAATGCTATTCGTAAAGCACATGAAGACTTTGATGACTTACGTGCTTCTGATGAGTTCCACAACTGGGCTGAAGAACAGCCTAAGTGGGTACAAGACGCACTATACGAAAATGCAGATGACCCTGCGTCAGTAGTACGTGTTATTGATTTGTACAAAGTAGATAAAGGCCTTACTAAAACTGCAAAGAAAGCTAAGGCTAAAGATGCAGCTTCAACAGTTACAAGACGTAGTAAAACGTCTGTAGATGTAGATGATGCAAGTGACACTATTCGTGAATCAGATGTAGCTAAAATGTCAGACAAAGAGTTTGAAGCTAAATCTGAGGAAATCAACAAAGCTATCCGTTCGGGTAAATTTGTTTACGATGTATCTGGCAATGCTAGATAAAGCTGTTGACAAATAAAAAAGCAACAGTATAACTATAGGCATAGAGACAAAAGCCTCTTTACGACTACCTTTTGTCTCAACCTAATTTCATAAAAAGTCTAAAACTAAAAAGAACTACCTGTTCAAGTACAGGCCCAGTGTACACCTGCTAGCGCAAGTAGGTGTTTTCTGCACCCTAGAAAATGTTCAGCCTCTTTAAGGTGTTTAGCTTGACAAGCCAAATATCAGGAGGATTTTATCATGGCTTTTACAACTGCAGGTGGCTACGGAAATTTACCAAACGGTAATTTCTCCAGCGTCATCTATTCCAAAAAGGTTCAGCTTGCCTTCAGAAAAAGCACAGTAGTTGGTGATATCACTAACTCTGATTATTTCGGTGAGATCAGTGCTCAAGGTGATACAGTGCGTATCATTAAAGAACCTGAAATTTCGGTCTCGTCTTATGCTCGTGGCACACAGATCACAGCACAAGACTTGGACGATGAAGACTTCTCTCTAGTTGTTGACAAGAGCAACTACTTCGCCTTCAAGGTCGATGATATCGAAGAAGCTCACTCACACGTAAACTTCATGGATCTTGCGACCAACCGTGCGGCATACCGCTTGGCTGACCAGCATGACCAAGAAGTTCTTGGTTACCTATCAGGTTATAAGCAGTCATCTTTGCATACGCAAGCTGATACTGTGAATGACACTGTAAACGGTACCAAAGCAGTAGATACTGCAGGTTCAGACGAATTGCTATCTTCAATGAAGTTGAAGAAGGGTGACTTTGGTAACATCACAACTGCTTCTGCAGGTGACCACTCAATCCCAGTTGCAGCACGTCTACCAGGTGCAACAGCACTACCAACTGCTACGATTTCACCAGCAATGATGGTGGCTCGTATGGGTCGTCTACTTGACCAACAACAAGTTGACACTCAAGGTCGTTGGATCGTTGTTGACCCAGTATTCATGGAAGTACTTCGTGATGAAGACTCACGTCTATTCAACGCAGACTTCGGTGAATCAGGTGGCCTACGTAATGGTCTAGTCTTGAACAACTTCCACGGTTTCCGTGTATATAGCTCAAGCAACCTACCATCAGTAGGTACTGGTCCTGCAACAACAGGTACAGCTAACCAAAACGCTAACTATGGTGTTATTGTTGCTGGACATGACTCAGCTGTTGCAACTGCCGAGCAGATCAACAAAACTGAAACATACCGTGACCCTGACTCATTTGCAGACATCGTTCGTGGTATGCATCTATATGGCCGTAAGATTCTTCGTCCAGAAGCAATCACTACAGCTAAATATAACTTGGCGTAAGGGGGGATTGAATTATGACACCTAACGGAATGCGTACAATCTCAGTAGAACTTGAAGCAACAGCATTGGCTGCTGGTGCAAACACAGTTGCTACTCTTCCTGCACAAACAGTTATCCTAGCTGCTGGTGTTGAAGTTACTGAAGCACTTACTGGTGCTACAGCTTTGACTTTCGACATTGGTACAGGTGCTGATGATGACGAGTTCGTTGTAGCATATGCAATGGCTGGTAAATCAGTTGGCGATGTTGCTCCTTCAGTACCAGGAGTAGCATATATCGGTGCAGAAGATACTCTAGATCTTACAATCGACACCCTAACAGGTACAGCTACTGCAGGTAAACTGCGTGTCTGGGCTTTGGTAATGGACGTTGATGGTAAAGGTGCAGCAGAAGTTGCCCGTGATCAAGTTTAACTAAACTAAACTAGAGGGGCTGGGCAACTGGCCCCTTTAGGCTATCTGAAGGATTTTTGTAATGGCTACTTACGTTACTCTAGTAAATGAATTACTACGTAGACTGAATGAAGTTACACTAGATACTGCTGGTGATGGCTTTGATACAGTACGTAACGTACAAGCACTTGCTAAAGATGCTATTAACAACTCCATTAGAAATATCCTACAGACAGGCCAAGAGTGGCCTTTTCTTAAAGTTACATATACTCAAACATTAACTGCGGGAACAAGACTCTATGATTTTCCTGCTGACTTTGCCAGTGTTGATTGGGATACTTTTTATATTAAACAGCTAAGTTCTACAAGCAACACTCCAAGCTTTTTACCTACAATATCTTTTGAAGAATATACACAAAGGTATCGTGGACTTGATGACCAAGCTGATTCAGGCTCTGGTATATCTGCTCCTCAACGTATTTATCAAACATACGAAAGCAAGTTTGGTGTA